CTATTAGAAGCTTATGTAGCTAGAACTGATAACAAGCTCGATGATCAGGCACTCAAAATTGTAAAAGAAAAACTATTCAGTTAATATGGGCATATTCTATCCAGTTCGTATACAAAAGAATGACCCTAATAAAGGTAGAGAACCTTTTGATAAAGAGGGTAACGACAACTCTGTACCAGTACCAGGGCATCCTGATTGGGCTGGAAGAAGAAAGAAAAGCAGAGTTGCTAAAAGAAAAACTAACAAGGTAAATAGTTAATGGAAGAAGTCAGAGTCCTCCCAAAGAAGGCTACTGAAGATAAGTTTAATGAGTTACATTACCTTGTCACTGAAGATTTTCTAAGGAGAATCCGTAGTGGCGAGGCTACTACTCAAGACTTAAAAGCTGCATGTGATTGGCTTAAGACTAACGACATCACAGGAGTAGCTTATGAAGGTAGTCCTTTAGATAAATTAAATAAAATCATGCCAGTAGTTGATCCATCTCTCGTAAGACGGAGGGTGTATGGCACCAAAGCGAGCTAAAAACCCTGGTAAAACTTCCAGGTATTACCAATCTAAGAAAGGTCAAGCTTCTTATAAGAAACAAAAAAAGAAGCAGAAGAAGATTAACAGTACTGCTGCTAAAAAGAAGTATCGTAAATTATTAGCTAGGCGTCGTCGTAAGCTTGGCATTATGGGTAGAGGCGGTAAAGATGTCAGTCATATTAAACGTGGCAGAAACCGTACTAGACTGGAAATTCCAAAGAAAAACAGAGCGAGGGGAGGCGCTAAACGTAAATGAGTCTTATAGCAGAAGATCCGAAAAAACAACAGATACCATTAGGGTACTATAAAAAAGATGGTACTTTCATAGGTAAATTAGGAAGAGACTGGCAGGCAGCTGGTGCTCAAATAGGTGATTATGTAGTAACAAGATCTATTACTGGAGGTGTAACTATAGACGTAATAGGTTATACTAAAAACTCAGAAGGTGACACTATTGTTGATAAGATAGGATACAGAAGACTTGCTAGAAATAATCCAGAAACAAGAAAAGGTGTTATTAGTGAGATACCTAAAGCATTATGGAAACATGCTTATAAATCAGAACTAAAATATACAGGATCAGGTAGAAGTCAAAAGTTATCTTCAAGAACCGATTTTGTTTTAAATGACAAAGGTCAATGGATAAAAAAAGACGGTGATACAGAATCAGACACAGATGCTGATACATCAGGAGATGTAACAATTACTGATGAGAGTCAAATACCAGGATCAAATTTAAAACCAGGTGATGTATATTTCAAACCTGGGGAAGGTTATAAAGTAACGACTAGCCAACAAGTTAACCAAAATCAAGTCAATTTAGATGCTATAAATGCTTTTGTGCCAAAAACTGAAGCACAGAAGAAGCAACTAAAAATTAAACAAGATGTTAAATCTTTAAATTTCAAAGATCCTGAAATTCCAGGTTCTAATGAAGGATCTAACCAAGTAAATAGTCAGCCTAATAAAACAAGTATAGGTATCCCACAGAATTATCAAAGTGATGTCTTCTCTATTGATCCTGAAACTGGTGAAAGAGTAGGTGTAATGGGTAGATCACAAAGAAGAAACTTTGAAAATAGGATTAAGCTAATGGCTGAGAAAGGAACACTTCCTACAGGATATTTCAATCCAGCACCTCGTGCATATTACAAGAAAAATAAGAAGGATATCTTACGTATAGGACAGGGCTAATGAATCCAGAAGAAGGATTAGATAAGATTCTGGAGGAACAGGATAAAGAGCTGATGGAAGAGTATCAGAAGCAGAATGATCCTGATCCTCAACCTGATCCTCTAGATCCTGATAATGAGAATCTTAAAAACAACTTAACTAATCAAATAGCAGGTACTGGTCTAGAAATAGGAACAGGTATTGCTACAGATGCTGCTACGAGCTGGATGCTTTTTGCAGGTCCATGGGGTTGGTTAGGCTACGGTCTAACTAACTTTGCTAGTGGAGCTACATCTAACTATGCTGCTCAAAAACTAAGAGGTATAGAAGATATAGGTTGGGGAGAAGTTATATCTTCTGGATTAATTGATATGGTTCCTGGTCTCGGAGGTAGAGCTAAAGGACTTAAAGCTATAAGAAATTATGCACTGGAAGGTGCTGGTAAAACCTTGGCTCAACAACAAGCTCAAGTAGGTATTGATGAGCAGAGATTCCTTACACCAGAAGAAGCTGTAACATCAACAGCTCTTGGAGGCACAATTGGTGCTGGCTTTGGAGGAATAGGAGTAGGAGCTTCAAAATTGAAAAGTAAATATAAACCAACTCCTGTATATGCTGCAACAGATGACGCATTATTTGATCTTAATAGACAGCAAGCTGGTCTTAAGATGAGATTAATGAATAGTATAGATCCAGAGGATCCTTCTAATTTGTCTGCTAGAATAACAAGTAGAGATATACCAGGACCAGTAACTAATCCAGATGTTCCACTAGAGGCATGGTTAGGTAAGAATCCTTTAACTGGTGAAGGTAAAATACAATTAGCTGAATCAGTTTATTTAGATTCTCTCAAAGGTAATCCTAGATTAAAAGAAATTACAAACTACAAATTACGTGGTTCGGAAAGTTTTCAAAAATGGGCTAGAGAAGAATATGTTCCTTTAATGAATGCTGCAGCTAAAGAAGCTGGTATGGGACCAGAGGCTTTTTATTCTGTTATAGCTAGTGAACCTGGGTTTAAATATATAGAACATAGGATTGCTAAACGTGCCGATTTAAGATGGTACTGGGAAATGACTGGTGATCCTAATGTCCCTTGGGATGTTAAAGCTAACGATGTAAATAATCTTAGATTACTTCTAGATAACAGATTTAAAAATCTTAAAGATGTAGTAGAAGTTCAAATTTATGGAGATAGCAAAGGTGTAGGAGGTATTAATAGTAAAATAGCAAATAATGCTGATAAGTATATTGTTGATATACAATCCCCGACTGACACTAATAGATTTATTGGTTTAAATCAGAATGCTGGTGATGTAGTTATTAGAAGAGCTGGTACTGGTGAAGAAGTAGGTAGAATTGGTGAATATTATAATGTACTTTTTACTAGTCAAAAAGATTTAATGCAGAGATTACCAATTAAATTTCCTGAATTAAAGAACATGACCAGTAATCAAAAAGACAAATGGATAAGAAAGTGGAGAAAAAAAATCATTCAAGATCATTTAGATATTATAAGAGATAAAGAAAAGAATTTAGTAGGATTAACTGATACTGAAAAATATTTTAAAATAGACCAAGCTTTAATTGATGATATGGTAGATTTTAGACAAGAGTATGAAGGAATACTTCCTATGTTGACTAAAGGCGAAATAGCTACATATAGAAAAGATATGTCTGAAGCAGAAATAGATAATCTTAGAAGATATGGTAGACCTATCATACCAGTAAAACCTGAATGGAAAATAAGAGCTGAAGAAAAAAAAAGTAAACGTGAATTATGGAAAAAAGGTATGACAGCCAAGAGAAAGAGAAGATCACATTTGCCTTCTAATTAATGAATGATACTTTAGCCGCCTTACAACAGGACTTCAAGCTGTTCTTACAAGCACTGTGGGGACAGCTTGATTTACCCTCACCAACAAGAGCACAATATGCAATCGCAGACTATCTTCAGCATGGACCTAAGCGTCTTCAAATACAAGCTTTCCGTGGCGTTGGAAAGAGTTGGATCACAGGAGCCTTCGTCCTCTGGACTCTCTTTAACGATTCAGAAAGAAAAATTATGATAATATCTGCTTCTAAAGAAAGAGCAGATAACATGTCCATCTTTTTACAAAAACTTATCATTGAAACACCATGGCTAGAACATCTAAGACCGAAATCGGACGATTCTCGTTGGAGTCGCATCAGCTTCGACGTCGCCTGTTCTCCTCACCAAGCCCCAAGCGTAAAGTCGGTGGGCATAACTGGACAGCTAACCGGAAGTCGCGCGGATTTAATGATTTTGGACGATATAGAAGTTCCTGGAAACTCCATGACGGAGTTAATGCGTGAAAAACTTCTTCAACTTTGTACAGAAGCGGAATCTATCCTTACACCCAAGGCTGATAGCCGTATTATGTATCTCGGGACTCCTCAGACTACTTTTACTGTGTATCGTAAGTTGGCAGAGCGTAATTACCGTCCGTTCGTTTGGCCAGCCAGATACCCAAGAAAAAACAAACTTAGTCAATATGAAGGACTCCTCGCTCCCGATATCCAAGAAGATATCGAATTAGGAGCAGAAGAATGGTCTACTACAGATGATAGATTTAATGATGACGACCTAATAGAACGTGAAGCATCTATGGGTCGTTCTAACTTTATGCTTCAATTCCAACTTGATACCTCCCTATCAGATGCAGAAAAATTCCCCCTCAAGATGGCAGACTTGGTTATTACCTCTGTCAATCCTAATAACGCCCCTGATAACGTCGTGTGGTGCTCAGACCCAGCAAAAGTTATCAAAGACGCCCCAACCGTTGGTCTCCCAGGGGACTACTTTTACTCTCCTATGCAACTACAAGGAGAGTGGACGCCTTACTCCGAAACAATTTGCAGCGTGGATCCCTCTGGACGAGGAACAGATGAAACAGCTGCCTGCTACTTATCCCAAAAGAATGGGTTCCTTTATCTCCATGAAATGCGAGCTTATCGAGACGGATACTCCGATAGCACACTCCTCGATATCCTTAGAGGATGTAGAACATACGGAGTTACAAAACTCGTTATCGAAACTAATTTCGGAGACGGAATCGTTTCAGAACTATTTAAAAAGCATCTCCAACAGACAAAACAAGCAATCGACATCGAAGAAGTAAGAGCTAATGTTAGGAAGGAAGATAGAATCATTGATAGCTTGGAGCCTGTTCTTAATCAACATCGTCTTATATGTGATAGGAAGGTTATTGATTGGGATTATAACTCTAATAAAGATGAAGCTCCAGAACTTCGTCTTATGTACATGCTTTTCTATCAGATGTCACGTATGTGTCGTGAAAAAGGCGCCGTTAAACATGACGACAGACTCGACTCCCTTGCACAAGGGGTTAAGTACTTTACAGATGCGCTCTCTATTAGCGCTTACGAAGCCGTGAACATGCGTAAACGTGATGAATGGAACTCTATGCTACAAGACTTCTTAGACGACCCTCACAGCTCCGCTAACCATATAGTTCTGGGAATGGATAGAACTCAAAGAGACAAAGCTAAAGGTAAAGATACTGGAAAGCCTCTCCCCACCTGGGTTTAGACCGAGTACGCACTTATACAGGGGAAGGGAAGGGTGGACCCAGCCCCTCGAGGAGGGATCTCACGACCCTCCTCTTACTTAATATCATCATTTGATATTCCTTAAATGCTTAAATTACTACCCAACTTTCTATCTAAAGAAGACTTTAAAATTATTCAATCTTTCTTCCTTAATAAGTTAGATTGGAAGTTTAATGATACTATAGCTGGTGAAAACTCTAACTTAGATAACTTTCAATTCGTTCATAACTTCTTTAATATTAGAGACCCTTACTTAGAAAGAGGTTTATCTCCTCACTGTCATATACTTAAACCTCTACTCCTTAAACTAGCTCCCTTTAACTTACTTAGAGTTAAAGCTAATTTAAGAACTAGAACTGCAGTCCCAATTCAGTCTAATATGCATACTGATTTGGATTTAAAACAGAAAACTGCTATATACTATCTTAATACTAATAATGGTTATACTCTCTTTAAAGATGGTACGAAAATAGATTCTATAGAAAATAACTTGATTATCTTTGATGGATACCGTGAACACTGTGGAGTATCCTGTACTGACCAGAAAAGACGTATAGTACTCAATATTAACTATATTCCTGGAATCACTCAAGATGGCTCCGAATATATACCTCATTAAATGCTTACTAAACCTCAAAAGAAACTCCTAAAACTTAATGTTAAAGCTCAGAAAGCTAAAACTTATCAAAAAGCTACTAAAATATTAGCTAAACATAAGAAATTATCCCTCCTAAATGACCACTAAACCGCCTAGACAAGTTAAACAACGCTATTACTACATATTTTGGTCTATAGCGACTCTAGCAGTCGTTGCAGGTCAACTCTATGTAGCCTCTTCCTACCACTCCCTCGCTGATGCTCTCCGTCAAAATTTGACATAATTTTCTGAAGCCAATATACGAGGGGGACACGGACAAAATCCCCCCAAGGAGTATTAATAAATACAAGGAAAAAGAAGATTTAACGTGGAAATTATCATCAAAAAAGTGCAACAAGGAGGTATTTATAATTAAATAGCTGGACA